CACAAGATTCTGATGGATAAATTATGGAAGCAGCTTTAGCATTATTATTAGTATTAGGATTTTTAAATGAGTCAGCAACTCCTGTTTGGTCTGATAAACCTGAGGAATGCAAAGAAATTACATTTGATGACCCTTATATTGGTCCTAACACAGTATCAAGATTAGAAAAAACATTAAGACATTCTTATATTTGTGTTGAAGAAGCTGAAGCAATTAGATTACCTTCATACATCGAGTTATTAGATTTACCTCCAGCAAAAGATAGACCTGTAGTTGCTGTATATGGATTTAAAGATTTAACAGGTCAAAGAAAATCAAGAGAAGGTATAGCAGACTTCTCAACAGCAGTTTCACAAGGTGGAACTGAGTTATTAATAGATGCTCTCAAAACAGCAGGAGATGGAAGCTGGTTTAGAGTAGTAGAAAGACAAGGCATTGATAATCTGGTAAGAGAAAGACAGATTATCAGGAGTGCCAGAAACGATTTCGCAGGCCCGGAAGGCGCGAAAGCATTGAATCCACTTCTATTCGCTGGTATGATAATGGAAGGTGGAATAATTGGTTATGATACTAATGTACAAACTGGTGGTCGAGGCGCACGATTATTAGGTATAGGCAAAAGTAAGCGATATCAACAAGATGTCGTCACTGTTTCGGTTAGAGCAGTTTCTGTTCTGACTGGTGAAGTATTATTGAATGTCCAAGCTAAGAAGACGATTCTTAGTTACGGTGGAAGTGGTGATATTTTTCGATTCGTCGATAATAGTACCACTCTAGTAGAATATGAGGACGGTGTGGGAAATAATGAGTCCGTGACTTACGCGACACGAACAGCTATTGAGGCTGCCGTGTTGGAACTAATATACCAAGGGCATGATAGAGGCCTTTGGGTTATAGAGGATGGACATCGTCACCCCCACCAAGTCGGTGGTAAAAACGATAAACATCCTATAAAAGAGGAAAATAACGAAAATGAATAAACTATATAGTATAGTCCTAGCTGGGCTATTAGTGTCGACAGGATTCGTTTTTGCACAAGCCACTGATGATAATGAAATCAAAATCACACAATCTGGTGACACACTAGAATTGTACATCGACCAAATTGGTTTCGGTAACAAAATTGGAGGAGACGACTTTTCAAGTGGTTCTACTGCAATGAGTATTATCGGTTCAAGTTTAGAGTTTGATTTAGATTTTGCTGGTAACCAAAACATTTTATTTGGTCCTGTTAAAGCAGATAGTTCAACCTATAAGCTTGATTTTACAGGTGATTCAAATGAAATTGATTGGAATATCGGATATAGCGGTAGCGCAGATGATTCTGACTATAATTTTGATGTAACTGGAGACAGTAACACATTTGATATAGACCAGGGTTATGCAGCGAGTGCAGAAAGATTAGATGCCGATTTAATTTTAATAGGTAATTCAAACGTATTTGATATAGATTTTGAATCTGACGATAACGTTTGGAATTTTGAAGTTACTGGAGACAGTAATAATATAAACACATTACAGAATGATGGTTCACAAAACCTAGAGTTTACTTTAGTAGGCGATTCTGCAGATGTTGATATTAATCAGATAAGTGGTACTTGTGCAGGACAGACAACTGGATGTGCAACACCAAATGCTAATATCGTATTAGACGTAACTTCAGACAATGCAACTATTACCATTACTCAAAAAGACAGCGGTAACGACAGCTAGTCTATTAATCATCGGTGGGACTAGTTTAAGTGCTAGTCCCATTGGAGATGTCAGGGAATCCACTGGCGTCACTGCAATTCTACGCGATAAAGAACAAATTCAAACTACAGAAATAGAATTATATGACCAGGCTGAAACAGCCAAAGGTCGTATGTTAATTGAGTTTTTAGATAAAGCTGAATTACAATTAAAAGAACATTCAAAAGTTTTTATAGACGAAATATATTACGACCCTAACCCATCATTATCTAAAATGTCAATGAGAATGGTTAGTGGAACTGCACGATTTGCTTCAGGTAAATTGGGTTTAGTTAATAATGCGAATATAGCAATATCAACACCTACAGCTACAATAGCAGTTAGAGGAACAGATTTTACAACAACAATCGATGAGCTTGGACGTTCATTGGTGATATTACTTCCAGATGATAAAGGTAATCCATCGGGAGTTATAGAAGTTTCAAATGCTTCAGGAACAGTTGTACTAGATGAAGCTTATGCTGCAACAATGGTTTATACTGTAGACACACCACCAACTTCAACTACTATCATTAATGGTATTACACCAGCTTTAATTGATAATATGTTTATTGTAAATCCACCGCAAGAAGTAAAAGATAGAATACAAGAAGAATTACAAGATGAACAAAATGAAGACCAAGGTTTATTAGATATCGACTTTTTAGAATTTACAGAATTAGAAGAAGACGCATTGGAAGAAGATGAGTTAAAAGAGTTCTCAGAATTAGACGTTGATGAATTAGATGTAGAGTTTTTATTAGACTTTTTATCAATCGTAGATTCATCTGACCTATTTGATACATTAGGAGAGTTTGATATTAAAGGTGCAATGAGAGGATTAAACGATGAATCTCAATATAATGTATTTTTAAGAGATGGCGATTTAGTATTATATCGTAATGTAAATGGAGCAATAGAATTAACATTTGCAGCAGGTGGTTCATTTACATTAGAAACAATAACACCAGGTTGGGAAGGAATAATAACAGGTAATGATGGAGAAGACATCATAGTAAGGATTAACCAAAATTAATTATAAATAGTATTATGAAGAAATTTAAAAAAATATTTTACAAATACTGGATTAGGCCCTGGGTAGCATAATGAAAGATATAGCCTTTATATCTCTAATGTTATTATTACCATTTGTTTGTTTTGCTGATGATAATCAAATATCTCTAGAACAATCTGGTAATAATTTTGAATTAGAAATAGAACAAGTAGGATATAATAATACTATAAAAATGTTAGATTCTGGTTCATATATTAATAATGCCCCAAATCTAGATGTTCACATAGTACAATATAATTTTACAAGTGCTGAGAATATAATTGCATTTGACGAAATGAGTGGTTCTGGAAATACACTCAAGCTTGGCCAAGGAATTGCTTGGTTATCGGATGGTTCATATACCTATGATAATATTGAAGGCGGTGGTCATTATATGGAATTAGATTTATATGGAGATGACAATTCTTTAACATGGCATCAAACAAATGCTGGGTCAACTGATGGACACAACTTTGACTTTCATCTAGCTGGTAATGATAATATTATATCAGGTAGACAACAAGGGCAAGGTTCAAAAGAACTAAATCTAACAATCTATAATTCTGACAATGATGTTACTCTCAGACAGAAAGGTACATGGGCAACTCATACTGCAAATATAACTCTAGATGGATTATATGGAACAGATTTGACATTAAGACAATTAGGAAGTACAACACAAACATATAACTTAGCAGTTGATTGTGTTACAGTAGGCGGTTGTTCTGTGACAGTAGAACAGGGTCAGTAATGAATTCCTATCAAAGATTTCTTCGTCTTAAATACGGCTGGGGTATTCCTAAGGGTTTATACATAGATTTATACGTATGAAATATATTACTTCAATATGGTCAACCTTTGCATTAGCTTCATTATTAATTTTAATGAGAATTATAGACCCATCATTATTAGAACAAACACGATTAAATACATTCGACGCTTTAATCAAAACACTTCCAGAAGAAAAATCACAAGAAATAGTTTTACTTAATATAGGCGAGGATTCCTTAGCTGAATTAGGACAATTCCCTTGGCCCCGACATCACTATGCTCAAATGATAGCTGATTTAAGAAATAAAAATGCAGGTATGATTGGGTTTACTATTATGTTTCCAGAAGCAGATAGGTTTGGTGGAGATGAAGTATTTGCCAGTTGGGTAAAAGACAATGGAATTATTCTAACACAAACAGCTGATGAATATGGTAGAAGCGAATCTGCACCTTATGTAGGATATGCAACCTTTGGAACATCAGACCCTTTAGATTTCATTTACCAATATAAAGGATTAGTTACTAATATACCTGAGATAGAAGCAGGTGCATGGGGACATGGATTATCTAACGGCGCGCCAGAAGTTGATAGTATTACAAGAAGAATACCACTTATATCTAATGTCAATGGACAATTATATCCATCATTTGCTTTAGAAACAACTCGTGTTTTAAACGAAAAGCAATCTTATACTATTAAATCAAATGAAAGCGGAATTGAAAGTATCGTATTAAGACCATTTAATATCTCTACAGATAGTGATGGTTCTATTTGGTTAAAATGGAATACGAAATTTGAAGAATTAGAATATGTAAATAACTTAAATGATTATGAAGATTTTAAAGGTAGGACAGTTATTGTTGGAGTAACGGCCAGAGGTTTATCTCAACAAGTTGCTACTCCTGGCGGATTGAAATATCCTCATCAGTTACAAGCTTCAGCGTTACAGACGATTCTGTCTGATAAGCCGATTTCTCGGCCTCAATACGCAACTCCTTTAGAAATTCTTGTAGGAACTCTTCTTGTGTTTGTTCTGATTCTTGTGGTATATCGTTTACCGATTTGGGTTTCTTTGCTAACCTTTCTGGTTCTCTGCGGAGGGACAATCTTTTCTGTACTTTATATTTGGAATAAATCTTACATACTCCTCGACCTTACGTTCCATCTAATATTATATATACTTTCCTTCACTTCAGCGGGCTTTAATAATTTCTATAAACAATTTGTATTACGACAACAAATTAAGAAACAATTTGAAACTTATTTAGACCCAAGGCAAGTGATGTTATTACAGAAAGACCCATCGTTATTACGATTAGGTGGAGAGAGAAAAGAGATGTCGTTTCTGTTTATGGACATCGTAGGGTTTACTCCAATATCAGAACATTATAAAAATAACGATGACCCAGAGGGGTTAGTAGAAATTATAAATAACTATTTAGACACCATGACAAAAATAATATTAAAGAATGGTGGAACAGTTGACAAATATATGGGTGATTGTATAATGGCTTTTTGGAATGCTCCATTGCCATCTAATAATCATGCAGATATGGCTGTAAAAACAGCATATGAAATAACGGAAGCAGCAGATGTACTTATTGCAGAATTGGAAGAAAAAGGTTTACCTCGTATTGACGTTGGTATTGGTATCAACACCGGCGACTGCATCGTTGGAAACATGGGGTCAGAATCTCGATTTGACTATTCCGTTATTGGAGACGCCGTCAACTTGGCAGCTCGACTCGAAGGCCAAACAAGAAATTACGATGGGGTTCGAGTGCTGTTATCACAGTTCACTGCTGAAGAGTGTAAAGGACGAAGCTTCACTGAAGTCGATACAATTACAGTCAAAGGTAAATCTGAACAGATTACAATTTACACATAGAGATTATAAAAAAGACGTATACTATTTTTGGGCCATTAATGCACTCGATGTATGGACTACTAATCGAGGATTAAAGCATCCAAATATATACGAACTAAATCCTATTGTAGGAAAAGACCCTCATTTAGATAGATTAATACTTTTTAAATTAATATGGGGCAGTCTTATACTGCATACTCATGAACCAGAACATATAATCATACCTAATACATGGGTCACAATTGCCGTTGCTAATAACCTAAATGTGATGAATAACCTAGATATTATATCCTTATAACAAAAAAGTATAAAGAATCTGCAGAAAACACTGTACAAACTATAAATAGTATAGTATAATATACACATATACAGGAATCGAGGAAGAGTTGTAGTTGGTTGGTTGTTGTGAAACTCTACGAAAATCTTGGTTATAACTTACTTAAAATCAATTAAGACGTGATATATGGTATTGAGGTTATAACAAATAGAAACAATGAAGTATTTGAAATTTAAGGAGTGAATTGGGATAATACGGAAAACGAGAAACCTGATGGTGGTTACCTATCCACCTAGATAAAATCCAGGTAAGGCCTGGCTTAGAAGGACACGGTGTAAAGAACTGGGGTAATACCCACGAAATTGAAATACCATTAAAACTCATTTAAGGCATATATTATGGCAATTATAGCATTAACAGGTGTAAAAAAGAAAGATGTTCCTACTGTACATTTATACCTAGATAGACTGCAAAAACACCTAAAGATTAACCGTCTTCATTCAAAGGTAATATTCATTACTTTTAGAAAATGGGTTCAAAAAGGTACTGCCGATGGCGATTGCATTGGTGATAAAACATACGCTAAAATCAACATATCAAAACAACTCTCTTTTGAAGACCAAATGAAAACTTTGGCTCATGAAATGATACATGCTGAACAATTCATACGAGGCGATTTAACAGATACATTTATGTACAAAGGTCGTAACTTTAGTGAATGTGCATACGAGAATCAACCATGGGAACGTAAGGCTCATGCTCAAGAAGAAAAGTTATACTATAATTACTTTCCATTTAATTCCTATAATTAATTGCAAAAAACATGCAATTAATTGCAGAAAACACTGTACAAATGGCTAAAGACCTGGTATAATTACTATATCAAATTCAAATTAAGGAGTGAATAAATGAAAAAATCTATATCAAACGCAATAAAAGGCATCTCATCATTAGAAGAAATGAACGAGGTAATAGCGTTAATCAAAATTAAACAAAAGCAACTTAGGCTAATGACCGCACATGATATTAAAAGTTCTATCAATATCGGTTCTAAAGTCATAGTTAACTCTAGGTCAGGCTCTGAACAAGGAGTTGTTACTAAAATTAAAAGGACGAAAGCTGTAGTCGAAATCGACGGCAAACTTTGGAACTGTCCGCTATCTCTTTTGGAGGTAGCGTAATGTCAATCGATAGATATTCAATGACTATGGAATTCTACATATACGCAGATAGCGATAAGAATGCCGTAGATTTAGCAGAACACATTGTCGAAACTCAGAAGAAAAAGTGGGACAATAGAGCTTATGTTAAGAGCGTTAAGGCACAACCTTTTGGTTCTCTTTTAGAAGGCAAAGAATTAATTGCAAATTAATTGCAAAAAACACTGTACAAATGGTCAAAGACCTGGTATAATAGAACTATAAAATCAAATTAAGGAGTGAATTTATGAAAAAAGTACTAATACAAACACAATACCAAGAGAATTATGGCACACCAGATGAGCCGTATTGGAAGTTCAAGGGTGGCTCAGATTACTTGGTGCATGCATCTGACGATGTAAATACCATTGATTTGGTCAATGGCCTTAAGCCATTCCTCGAGGTTTCTACTGTTATGCAGAAGGAATACATCCTTGGTTGGGAAGACATTTCCCTCGATAACCCAGTGGCTAACCACATCAATGCGTGGGATACCATCACTGAGGTTTTTGTTGGTGGCAATGCTGACGGCAGTATTAAAGCTATTCGTAACATCGACAATCGTCAAGATGGTTGGATGCGTAAAGAAATCCTTGAAAAGACTGAGGCCTGGACAATGCTCGAGGGTCAGGAACGTAAAGATTACAAAGCTACTTTCCTCATGGAAGATGGCGACATTCTCACTGAGTCTGAGCTCGGTGAATACTTTAATGCAAGAGAGGTGGCATAATGACTAGTAAACAACGTTTAGCTCTAATTAAAAAGGTTGCTCAAAAGCGTAACAATAAACTTACGGAAGCTGTAAAGAAAGCAAAACATCTATCAGCTGGCCAATTGGAATGTTTTTCAGAAGAAAATATGTATTATACCGATAAGGAGACTCAAGACTTTCTTGCAGGTTCTTCTTATATGGACAACTATAGGAGCACAAATGATTGGGACTAATCAAATGACGACTGATGTTCGTAGGATTGAATCTCTCTTATCAGTAAGAGATAGAGCACAATCACCAGAGTTCAAAAAACTTTGGACGGATAAATTAACTGAGCTTTTAGAAAATATTAAATCTAGGCCAAACGGAGTTATTCAATGACACAATATTATGATGTCGTAGAAAGACAAAGATTGATTAATGAAGCTACTGATTGGGCAGAAAAGGTAAAAGTTATTCATGCACATTCACTTGATTCTATGTACTATGATAACAGGCCAGAAGATACAGCAGATGGCAAAGGTGTTACTGACGTAGAGTATAATAGTGGCGTAATTGTAAGACATCAAAATGGCGAAGTGATTCATACCTTTGGAACAAAGCTTACAGGTGATGCGTTACTTGACTCATACACGAGGTATAACTAATGGCAGTAACTAGTTTTTATACAGGTAGTTTACGATATGATATTCACGGGCGTAAAAGAAAGAAACATGCTCTTAATTCTAAAAAGCGTAAACCAAACATTTCAGAGTTCAAACCTTTACATTTAGAAAAGACGTTTGCTCAACAGAGGTCAGAAGACCATAGGTCTAAATATCCATCAATGGATATGGCATCTGTATACACACCTCAAAAAGACCAATCTTGGAAAGCTGAGGAATCAAAAAACTTTACGGTTGCACCGGCATATAACAAAGGTGCAAACCAAGTAATCCCACGAAAGGACGTGGAACATATCGGTAAATGATATATAAATAATATTATGGAAACTTTAGGAATAATAATAATTGTCGGACTGACAGGACTCTTTGCAATCGCATCTAGTGAATGTGTAGCGAATGAAAAAGGTCAATCCTTATTTGATAAATCAAAAATCAAATATAAAGACGGAGATAACACATGATACTATCTGAATATTCAAATCAAGAGCAAAAAGCTCAAGTAGTATACGAAAAGAATAGTGGATATGGAGTAAAATACTTCAGAAACAACGACACTCCTTTAACAGAGTGGTACGTTGGAAAATCCGAAGCCTATGCGGAAAGCGCGGCAGAAAATTATGTTTTAGGAATTAAAACTATACCAACTCAAGACTTGTCTAAAGCCTTAGTGGAGTAGTTTTATCCCCGGCCCTTCATTCACTCCTTTGAACTTGGGCCGGGGACTTTTATTGGAAAAAAAATATGGAAAAAGAAATGAAACCCTGGGAAGTTATTAAACTACTAGAAGAAACACCAGGTAGAAACGATAAGATAGAAATTCTAAAATCTCAAAATAGAAATCATGAATTTAAGTATGGTTTAATTGCATGTTATGACCCTTATGTAACTTATGGTATAAAACAAATACCAGAGAAACTTGAGGAGTGTCCATTACCTACAGAAGTAGCTCACCAACAAATTAGAGGGTCGAGTTTTTCAACAGGTGGTGATGAAATGTATGACCAAGTAGCCATGGCATTGCCAAAGTATATGGCTTATGCTGATTTTGAGTTGGTAGTTTTAAAGTCATTAAGAAGTAGACATGTAACTGGTAATGCAGCTAAAGACTTAGTTGAATTTATGTTAATGAATACTAAAGGTGTAGATGAATGGAACTATTGGTATCGCAGAATCCTACTCAAAGATTTGAAATGTGGTATTACTGCAAAAACAATTAATAAAGCTTATGGAGGCAATCTAATTAAAACATTCGGTGTACAATTAGCCAGCGATGGCACAGGTAAAGAACATTTAATGGGTGATTCCATTATTGAAAATAAATACGATGGCGTTAGATGTCTTGCAGTTGTGAATAAAAATAAAGTAACTTACTATACAAGAAATGGTAAAGAGATTAACCCTAAAGTAATTCCTGATGAAGTACACAATATTTTAAATGTACCAGAACTTCAAGGATTAGTCTTTGATGGCGAATTAATGAGTACAACCTTTCAAGAGTTAATGCATTTATTACATAAGAAATATGAAATAGAAGTAAAGGATATTTATTATGCAATCTTTGATGTTATACCTTTTGACGAATTTATTAAAGGCGAAAGTACTAAAACATTAATTGAAAGAAAATTACAATTAACTGAATTGACTAGAGAATTACCAGACTTCTTTTGGGCAGAACAAATACAGCTTATAGATTATAATGAAGTCAATTTAAAACAAGAAGATGGTGAAGGCCAAGCCGCAAAATCATTACATTACTATACAACCGAAGCTGTAAAATATCAGTTTGAAGGAATCATTGTAAAGGATAGAAATTCATTATGGAGAGCTACTCGAAGTAACGATTGGTTAAAGATTAAGCCATTTGTAGAAAAATCATTAGCTGTTATAGATATCGTCGAAGGTACTGGAAAAAATGAAGGAAGGTTAGGTAATTTAGTTTGTGAAGGAATAGATACAGGTCAACTTATTAATACTAATGTTGGCTCAGGATTTACTGACGAACAAAGACAAGAAATCTGGGACAATAAAGATAAATACATGGGATTAATTGCTGAAGTTAGAGGTGACTGTGTTACTGAAATGATTGATGGAAAGCATAGTATAAGGTTCCCAAGGTTCAAAGGTTGGAGAGGTTCAAAGCCTGGTGAAAAGATTTAACTTATAAATAGTTTAATAGAGGAGTATATATGGAATACCTAAACAGCTATTTGAAAGACAATGATTATACATTTATATCTAAGGATGTAAAAGGTAGATATCAAGGAGTCGTAGTAAGTCATATCGATGAATACGCTATACCTAAATTAGTATACGGTGTCTTATATGTACAAGACCACTTTAATTTAGGCGTTGATTGGTACCCAGGCGAAAGTTTAGAAACAACAGAATCACATAGAGATTCATGGTTAAGCCAAGTTTCTGACAAACCCTTACCAGGAAAATTGAATGAGAGAGGAGAATTCGTACCAAATTATGGTGGTACAACCGAAACTCATCAAACTAAATACGGTCCAACTGAATAAAACACTGTACATTTGAACCTAATCCTGGTATAATAGATTTTATATTATAGGAGTATATTATGGCAAAAGCTAAACGCAGAGGTCCATCCCTCGAAGATAAGTATCTTGGCAGTGAACCAAATTATCATGGTCAAGAGTTAAAAGGTGAAGAACTATCCAAAGCATTTTCATCGTCAACTCGTTATTTTAACTATTACAATAACGCAAAAACAAACGCACCAGTTATTCTAATCTATGCCGAAAAGGTATTAGGATTTTCTAAGAAAGATATTGTAGCTTTAAAGAAAGTAGAAAACTGGAGACTCAATCAAGGCACGGGTAATAACATACGATGCTTCAACGCAGGTATTCCACTCGATGATATGCCAACAACCTCAGACGAAACTATTCCACAAAGAATTGAAAGACATTTAAGAGAATGTCTAAAGATTGGTAAGTCTATTGTTATAGAGAAAAAAGCAACTGCACCGGCAGTTGTCATTACACCTCGTCAAAGAATGCAAAAGAAAGTACTCGATACTATTTGGGTAGACTTTGATGAAATGGTAATTGATAAATGGTTCGAAGGTGAATACGATAAGATTAAATTTCCAGCTTATTCATTACTACAAATGCATAAAATCAAAGGTGCGGGTGTAAATATATTCGCAGATAGAATTCAATTTGAGCTAGACTTGGTGTCTGATGCCTATAATAAAACATGTGAGCAGGCTGTAGAAGCTTATTCACATATCTCTAAGGGCAATAAAAAGAAAATGATGACACTCCTAGAAAAAATCCTGGAGGACGTAGCAAGGGCAAAATTAAATGCCAAATCAGCTAGAGTTCCTAGGGCCAAAAAGAGAAAAGCATCAGACGAACAAGTCGCCAAGCTCCAATATAAAACTGATGATGTTGAGGCAAAACTAACATCAATCAATCCAGTTATGATTCCTGGTAAGGAAAGGTTATTTACCTATAACACTAAAACTAGAAAGCTGACAGAGTATTATTCTGTAAGCACAACAGGGTTTGAAGTAAAAGGTACATCAATTAAAAACTTTGACGATAAGCTATCTAAAACCACAAAGCTTAGAAAACCAGAAGATGTGTTACCCAATGTACTCACCCTCGCACCTACTAAAATTCAGAAACAGGTGTGGGATAAATTAACTACAAAACAAAGTGTGCCAAATGGTAGGATTAACGCTGATACAATTCTGCTGAGGGTACTATAGGATTATGCTTGAAGAAAAAATAATGACTAAGAAAAGATTCTCTACAGCTGTAGAAGAATTAGTCTCAAAAAGAACCGATATGGATTACCTTGATGCAATGGTTTATATAGTGGATAAAAGAGGATTGGATATGAGAAACGTACCAAAACTTCTTACTGATTCATTAAAAGAAAAACTAGAAGCTCAAGTTACTTCAAAAAATTTAATTAAACAAAAGAAAAAGAATAGCTTACCAGTATGAATGACCCATTTGAGTCATATAAGTTATACAATGCTTTAAAGTTGCATTTCGAATCTAATTATGATGCAGTGAAATATAACTTTAAGTCTAATGTAACTACCAATTCGTTTTTAAAGCGTAAGGATAAATATTTCTTTGCTAAGTTAGCGAAAAAATATAATGGTAATCTAATGGATTTTTATGTATCACAATTTGTTAATAATGGCAAATACGTAGGTGATATGTTAGATTCAGAAGCAGAACAGAATTTTAAACACTTCAAAAAAGTTCAAGAAAGTATTCATCGAACCTTTGAAGTGGATATAAATAAACTATGTGATTATGATTTAGAACAACTTCTTATTTCAGAAGATGGACAACATCCTCTAATCATAAAGTTATGGATGCAAGAAGAAATACTATTGGAAACAGTAGTTATTCTTAATTCCATATTGGGGTTTATTCCTCGAGAGTCTAAGAAGATTAAGGACACTATTATTTGGCCTGACCAGAAAAGACTAATCGAGAAGTATACACCATTCGTAAAGTTCGATGCAAATAAAATCAAACTTATTTGCAAAAAGGCCTTTACAAAACCATGAAAGTATGGTATAATATAACCTATATAATGTATAAAGTGGATAATTCAGTAATACAACGCAATACGGAGAAATACTATGTCGTTTGAAAATCTAAAGAGCACACGAGGCTCGTCTATTGACAAACTCGTCAAAGCTGCAGAAGCAGTATCCACACCAAAAACTGAGAGCTCTTCTTACGAAGATGACAGATTTTGGAAACCTACCAGAGATAAAGCTGGCAACGGATTCGCAGTCGTAAGATTCTTACCTGCCACGGAAGGTGAAGACCTACCATGGGTAAGATATTGGGACCACGGGTTCAAGGGGCCTACAGGTCTATGGTATATAGAAAACTCTTTAACCTCTATCGGTGAGCAAGACCCAGTGTCAGAAATGAATACTGTGTTATGGAACTCTGGAAGGGACGAGGATAAAGCAACTGCAAGGGACAGAAAGCGTAGATTACATTATGTGTCAAACGTGTTAATCGTTTCTGACCCAGCAAACCCTGAAAATGAAGGTAAGGTCAAACTATATAAGTTTGGTAAGAAAATCTTTGACAAAATTATGGATGTTATGCAACCACAATTTGCCGATGAAGAGCCAGTGAATCCTTACGATTTTTGGGAAGGTGCCGACTTTAAGATTAAAATCAGAAAGGTCGAAGGTTGGGTAAACTATGATAAGTCAGAGTTTGCTGCACCTAAAGCACTATATGAAGGCGAAGAGGAAAGACTAGAGGGAGTATATAACCAATTATATTCTTTACAGGATTTCTTGAAGCCAGAGAACTATAAAACTTATGATGAGTTAAAGCTCAAATTGAATAGAGTTCTCGGTGTCGACGCCGGTGTGTCAATGGATGCCCCAATGGAATCAGCTCCTGTAGTTGAACAACCAATGGCAGCAGCCGCTTCAGAGCCCATGGCTAATACAGCGTCTGATGATGGTGATGATGAAGACACATTAAGCTACTTTGCCAAGCTAGCAAAGGAATAAAATTAGTAGCTGATTCGTTTCGATGATACGAAAATTTTAGAGGGAGCAGAAATGCTCCCTTTTTTTTATCTTGAGAATGATAATTGTAGGCCGGAAGTTCTTAAAGGTCTACCTGATATAATATTTGATGTTACACTTGATGAGTTATTTACGTTACTACTTTGTTGATTTGAAACTACAACTGGATTCTGTTTAACCTCTACTTGAGCTAATGCATTTTCTGTAGATATATCTGGAATATCTGCACCAGTTAGATTCTCTTGGTCTTTTTGTCGAAGCTCTTCTTGCTCTTTTTGCATAGCTGCTTCTTCATTTTTCAATCTAATTTCTTCAGCTGCTCTTTTACCTCTTCCTGTATCAAGGCCCTCACCTATAGCATCCAATGCTGATGTGTCGAAATCATCTCCTAATATCCACTTAGCAGCTCTCTTACCTAAGAAACTTATCATCTTTCTAGGTATAAAGGTAATGCCGTTAACAATCATTGCTAAGAAGTCAACGAAATATAACATTGCAACTTTTAGAGTGTCCATAATACTTGCGCCTGGTCCTAATGAATCCTGTAACGCTTTAAATCCAAGGTATAAACCACCAACTAATGCCATAATAGCTAGGATTGGTACTAATATTGGAGCCATTGCCGCGATAATTGGAACCATTGCAGCCATCATACCACTAAATGCAGCCGTCATACTAGGTATAAATGTGGTCATCATGAATACTCTAAATACTTTGGTCAGGGTAACTAAACCTCTGAATACTTTCATGAATGCACCACCAACTGATGCCATCATTGATTTTAGATTTGCCATCATGTTAGCAACAAAGTCTGATATCATGAATGTTCTAAATGCCATAAATCCATTCTTTAAGAATCTTATAGCTCTTAAAACTTTAGGTAATATCATTAATCCAAGACTTCCTAGAATAACAGAAAACGATGTAAAGTTTTCATCAATAGTTTTCCTCATTCCTTCCATATCGCCATTAATAAATTTATCGATTGTATCAACGATTGCACCAACAGTATCAATAGCCTTTCTTACAATAGCACCAAATGTTTCTGGTGAAAAGAATAGTGTGGCAATACCTGCAATACCAGCTAGGAAGCCAGCAGTTTTTGCAACTTTACCTCCACCACTTTCAATCTTATCAGCCATATTAGACAATAAAGAATTAGCCTCTTCTTGTTTCTTTAGAGCTTCTCGTCTTTCTTCTTCGGTTAGTATACCTTTTAAAACAGCTTCTAATTGTGCTTGAGCTAAATCGATTTGTTGTTGGTCACCGGTTTCAAGAGCAGCTTCCAATGCATCTTGACTACTAGTAAATGAAGATTTTAATTCATCAAGAAGTGGGTCACCAGCTTCGGTAGTCATAGACAATTTGTTTAAAGCCTTTTTACCATCAGTTTGTGCTTTAGTCTGTAATTCAATTAAATCTTTTTGACCTGATAATTCTTCGGTTAATCTCTTTAATGAGTTAACTGTTTCATCACCTTCAATAGCATTCTTCTGTGATTCTAGAATGTTATTAGCTTGGTCGTTTAGACTAACCATTTCGGATAATCTATTATCCAAAGCTTTAGATGTATTGCTATTTTCTAGGGTTGCAAGGACTGCATCCATTGTTCCTTGAAGAGCATCTGCTCTCCTAGATTCACCACGACTATTTAAGTCTTCAATCTTATTTCCAAGCTTAACAGCTTCAAGTAGAGTTTCTTCTCTTTTAGCTGAGCGTTTTGTACTACCTTCTGTCTTTTCCAAAAGGGCCTTTATGTTCTTATTCGTGGTGTCTTCTGCCATTTACCTATTCCTTATTATTAAAGCGATTATCTATCCAACACTTTCCATAATATACTAAACCTAACCAAATGGTAATCATTAAACCATCAAAATAGCTTAGGTTGTTTAACTCTGATAAACCTTCCATTATTTCTTACCCATTGCTTGTGCACCAAAGAATGCAGCAACAATACCAGCAACAGCAATAAAATATACTCCTGCCATATCGCCAAGAATATCAGCAGCCTTTTCATAACCGACTACATTAGAGCCAATTACTAATACTGGGTAAAGAAGCATTCCATATAGTGAATACCAAGCCATTTGTCTTTGCGCATCTCTCATTGCATCAGCATCTTCAAGCTCTTTACGTTTAAATTCGAGATACATATCCTGTTCTCTTTTGGTCACCTTTCCGTCTCCGTTGGTGTCTGCGGGATGATATCCTGCGTTTTTAATTTCTTCTTCCATCATTTATACCTTTTATTCTGTGCCTTTTGTTTTTCGTTCTCTTCTTTAATATACTGCTGTAATAGCGTTACGTATATTTCCCTTTTCCATGGTAGCATATTCTCTAATTCAGTTAAACTATAATTGTGATGTTGCATCATTGCAAAATTCACTTTGTAATAGTTCACAAGTGTATCATGCGAAAGGCCTAAGTAAAAAAATTCTGAAGGCCTCTTAACTCTACCTTATTATCATTATCGCATTTATTACATTTCCATTCAACTGTGTGAGATAGTGCCGGCATTCCCTGGAACCACTCTGTAATACTTGCAAACTGTGATGCATTTAATCCATCTATAAATCCTGTTAGTGATTGTTCTGTTTCACTATCAGCAGGATATACATTATCGGCATCAAAAATATTATCAATTGATACCATAATTAATCCCATTGTCGATTCCATCTTTTGTTCTGGGGTTAGGCTATCTAAATCCTCAGTACCAAGACTTTCTAATTGTTTAACTGATGGGTATTTAAAAGTAATACCAACATCATCAGTCATCATAACAATTTTATCGTCCTTTTCAGGAATGTCCATTGTGATTTTTTCCAATGGTATACTATGTTTACCAACATCATCACAATCATCATTACGACATTTTAGAGAAATATCTGCTGTTTCTCCTACAGCTTTTGACCTTAATTGTAAAAACAAGTATTCAAGGTCAAAACTCGTTAGGTTATCAGTTACTACTGTATCAAATGTACAGGCTGATAACACATCCTTTAAGCTTCTCATAATTAGTTTATTATCTTTAGATTCTAAAGCAACCATGAGGACCTTTTCTTCTTTCACAAGGAAAGGTCTAAATTCAATTTCTTCTCCAGTACTAGGTATAACCGTAGTATATTTCGAAGCATTCACTACTGGCAAAGCCATAATTTTCTCCTATTATATTATCCAAGTAGGTCTGCAACAGAACCAAGCACAGAGGCTGTGGAACTTAACGGACCTTCTACAACATATTTATCATATGAAAAAGTAACCGATAACTTAGCATATTCTCCACTATCCTGAGATAGGTCGATTTGGTTTACAGTTGTCGGAAAAGCTTTTTCTAATTTAACGCCATACACTGGCTTATTATTATTATCCAATTGCTGAATTATTACATCAGTTGAATAATCGTTTTTATAACCCACAGTAAAAGTATCTACATCGATTACACCTGATTGCCAACCATCAAACATTGTCTTCATATAGTAATCATTGGTTAAAACAAAGCTCATTGTAACTTCGCCATCAATAATAGTATATGGAAACTGATTAACCTGTCGGTCAAGTGCAACATCACTTGTAGAAATAGTTCTACTTGGGAAATTCACAGAATCACATAACAAAGCTATATCCCTAGGGTCATTAATTAAATTCTTGACACTAGGAGTATTACCAGAAAGTAAAGAACCAACTAATACTTCTGGATTTAAATTTAAAAGAGATTGTGTAGGAGGTGTAAAGATTACATTAAATCTATTTGACCTGGCTATTCCGCCCTTTTTGGCGATTGTACTTTTTAATGTATCGATGTTACCATTACTTCCAAACATATTTAACTCCTAGCAATCTTAATACTTTCAGCCCATACTTTAGTTTTAGTGGACTTAGTAAATTGTTCTGTTGGTAAGAATACAGCAATTTCCCATTCGGTCATTGGTACTCTAACCATTTTTGATTTGACATGACTTGTTAAGTAATGTTTAAAACAGGGTTTAAACTCTTTATACTTACTGACACCTTTTAACAATTCATAACGCATTTTAGTTAAGCGCGTTTTATCTTTTAAATTCTTTGGTGCAGTTTTCATTAACTCATCAAGGAATTTAGCTCTAATGTCTGGTCTTAGGTAATGTAAGTTTAAACCGTAGAATCCATTAGGTGCTTCCTCAACCATAATCGTCATAGGAAACCTATCGTAATAAGGTAATGTCTTTTTCATCTTAGGGTCATAGAAATACATATACATATTACCAGCTATTTCGGTAGAAACAGGGTCAAGAGCATCATCTCCGAGTAATTGTTTTCTATTAACACTACCTAGGTCTTTAACTTTCTTTTCAAACCAGGCTCGTGATTGTTTAGTCCGTGCAGTAACTCCTGCGCGGAATGCTTGTGCTTGTAGAGTGTCGAATAAACTAGCCATATAGTCTATTTATACTAGCTTTTCAAGAGTTTGATGCCAAGATTCTTTAAAGTTTCTTCTGTCCATACCTGAAACTTCCATCCTTTATGGTCTGCATATTGTTGTGCAGCTTGCCATTTAGAAGTATTCTTTACGTATGTCATCACTTCATTGATATATCTTTTAGTTTTAGCTCTCTTTTTAGGTGGGATTGTTTCCTTTTTTGGTTTGATTTCTACCAAAATGATTTCACGATTGTCTAATTCAACTAATAGGTCGACATAATACCGATGTATTTTGTTATCAGTTCTGCATTTGTAGGGGATTACGATATCTTCTGAGTTCCATTTCTTAACTCGAGGAGATGATTCACACCATCTAAACGTTTGACGTTCCCATAATGAACGATATACTACCTTGGTTGGGTCACCAATGTACTTATTCTTATTCTTTATTGCGTATTTACCTTTATAACTCATGTCCAAACCTTATAAATAGATTGTATAGTTGATTTAACATAGTTATTTATAGGACAAAAGAATGGCAAATACAATAGCATTTCCTTCAACATTGAGAAAAGATATCGACGATGGTACAGCAAATCATGTCTCTTTTCAAATCATTGGAGATGGATTAGACTCAAACTTATTTAAGATACATCTTTACATTCCACCAAACTTTTCACTAGGTGATAGTGCTAACTTTGGTTCAATTGACCTGGGTATGATTAACGCTGTAACAGAAAGAGATACATTAAGAAAGCAGGCAAAAGAAGAAGGAAAGAACGAAGCAGATATCGAAGCAATCGGTATAGGTGCAATGATACTCAAATCAGTAGGTGTTGACCAATTCGGTGCAGCAGATGCAGCAATGCAAAAAGCAGGAGTTGCAGTTAACAATGCCACAACTTTAACCTATGAAGGGTCATCAATCAGAACATTTACATTAGGATTTACACTTGTAACAGAGTCAGCAGAAGAAGCACAGGTAGTACGAGTGATTGAAAACACCTTTAGAAAGTATATGTATGCCAAGAAAGAGGGTGAATACATACTCAAATACCCTCCAGTATTCCGAATTAAGTTCATGAAAGGTACTGAAGTCAACGAATTCTTACCTCATTTGTTTGATTCTTATTTAACTGGCATGACAGTTTCATATAACGAATCATCCAATATCTTCCATGCTGATGGTTCACCTGTCGATACATCGATTGAACTATCATTCCAGGAACAAAGACAGTTAACAAGAGATGATTTATATAGTGCTGATGATGTTGCACCAGGCGATATCTCACCAAATAGAACATATCCACCACAGAAAAGTGGTGTTGCAACTGCTGGAGGTAACGGATAATGTCATTCTTTAAACAATTTCCAAAGGTAGATTACGATTTATACGCCGATGGCGCAGTTCAAAGTGTTGTTAACATCTTTCGAAATGTACGACCACTGCAGAACTTCATTGACAATATGACTAATTACAAGTTCTATACAGTACAAAACGGTGAAAGACCTGACATAGTATCACAAAGACTATATGGTACACCGGACTTTTATTGGACATTCTTTGTCGTCAATGAGTTTCTTCATGATGGAACAAGAGCTTGGCCAATGTCAGAAGAAGTCTTAGCAGACTATATTAACACTGAGTATAGCGGATTTGCAATCAATACACATCCTACATTGTTAAAGAACTCTGATGGAACAGTTAACCAATTCGTTGATTCACTGTCAGGCAGGTTTAAGTTAGGAGAACAAATCACTGGCTTAACATCGAGCGCAGCAGGTACATTAGTCGAAAAGAACATTGACCT